CAGCAGTCAGCGTGCCGGTCACCGTCAATGGCCCCAGCGCCACCTTGCAGCCGGCGAACTCCTGCCCGCCGAACGGCTTGTCGCACATCGGCGAGACGGTGTGTCCGACGCTCTGATTCAGCGCGTCAACCAGGCTCATTTCCTCGATCCGGTAGCCGTTGTCGGTCAATGAAGCTTTGCCCAAAAACGACGCAACGATAGGCTCGTAGTCTTCGACCGGGGCGAGGAAATTACAGGCGAACAGGTAGGCCCGGGCGTTGTCGAAAACCCCCGTTGCCACCGCCTCGCGGCTGACCCCGGCGAAACCGAGGATGCCTTCGAGATCGATTGCAGACGGCGAGAATCCAGCCATCGATTCGTACCCGGAAAAATCGAATCCCGATCCGGATTGATAGACCTGGCTGTTGCTCATCGTCAGATCACGCGGGTAGCGGGTGACACGGATCGTCGTGCCGTTGGTGCACACGATGCGCAGGCAGAGCGCCGACGTTTCGTAGGGGGCGACTTGGGGTTTCATGGGTTGAGCAATTCCACCAGCTCGACGCCGTCGACCGACCGATAGCCGGGGAAATCCTGGCCGATGGGCATGGCCGTGTTGAAGCGGACAGGGAAATCAAACTCGAAACCAGCCGTTACCGTCTCGCCGGTCTGCGGACGGGTATGGACAACCCCGCCAGATACATAGGTAGAGAAAGCCGTCGAGTTTATGGCTACCGTGATCGTGGTCGCATCCTTGGCGGTGATCAGCGCCCGCAGGCCGTTGATCTGCGTCATCCCGGCCACGCCGGAAACCTGCACCGACTGGCCGACAACCAGGCTGTGCGTGCCCAGCGTGATGACGGCAGATGCCGCTTTGGTGATGGCGGTAAGCGAATAGGTCAGGTCGGCGGCGAACGTCACCCGGCCAGTGGTAGTGACGACCGACCAGTCGGCGCTGCGAATTTCGGTCGAACCGATTCCGACCTTGACCGTCCCAGATACCGGCTTTTTTATCTCGCGGTAGGCGTAACCAGTCGCCCCAGCCGCCTTATCCATGCCGTAATACTTGCGTAGTTGATAGACCCCGGACGAGACTAGGCCCATGGACTGATCAAACGGAGTCGGCGCACCGATCCGGCCATTGCTTGACCATTCGTCATAACAACGCACGCGGAATCCAGCGAACTTGCCATGCGCCCGGTGATAGATAGCCTGCAACTCGGCATAGGTCGCATCGTTATCGAGCAGGTATGAGACGTCGAACTTGCGCAGCGGGAACGGATGCACCATAGAGCGGTATTCCTGGCCACCAGAGGTCTGCACGATGTCGACGGCGTAATCGTCGGTGTAGCTCGATCCGTAGCGGACCAGGTCGCTTAGGCGCTCTTCGAGAAAATCAGACATAGCGCTGGGCTCCGCTCATGGCGCCGAGGGCGGCGCGGGCGCCGGATGCGGCGCTGCGACGAACCTGGGCGCTGTCGGTGCCCTGCCCGGCGTAGATTGTCTGGTTGATGGTCATGCCCTGCTGGCCGCTGACCTTGACCGGGATGGCCCGGCCGTCCGGCAGGGGCACGTAGGCTTCCGGCGTGCTGCCTTCGCCGAACATGGCGAGCTGCGGCGAGCGGGCGATACCGCCGCCGGCATACTTGCGCAATGGCAGCGGCCCGCGGTTGGTCATCACACCGCCATCGGCGAATAAGGAGCCGGCCCATCTGGCAGCCTGGCCGAGCCAGCCCCAGCTGGCAGCCTGGCCGTTCGATGCCTGCCCCATGTTGCCGAAGAGATTTTTCATCAACTGGGCGCTGCCAGCTTCCGCAATCATGCGCTGCATGGTGGCAGTGAAGCTGGATGCAAGGCCCTTGATGCCGTCCTTGCTCGGGTTGATGAAGAAATCGGCGAGCGCCGACTGCATGTTGTGCGCCGCCGACTTGGCGAACTCGTCCATGGTCGTCAAGGCGTCGACGGTCTTGCCGACCAGGGCATTGACCGCTTCGTCGTAGTCGGTTTCGCTGATCTTCCCGTCGTTCATCTGGCGACGCAGCTCTTCGATGCGGGCGTGCTGGGCCGAGGCCTGGCCGGTCGGCGTGCCGGCCAGGGTGCGCTTGACGTCGAGGTCATCGATGGCCGATGTTAGGCGCCGGCGCAGCGCCAGCTCCTCTTCGAGGTAGGCGATCTGCTCGGCGCCGGCGCCGTTCTGGCGGGCGATGGCGATGGCGTCGGTCAGCCGCGCTTCGGCCAGGGCCGACAGCTGCACCTCGGACAGGCCGTAGGTTTCTGCGGACTCGCGGGCGTTGCGGATGGCCGCCTCCATTTCGGTGCGCGCCTTGCGATTGGCCTCGGCCTGGTCGTCGATCGCCTTGAGATAGGCCTGGTGCGAGGCCACCTCCTTGTCGCCGACGATCAGCGACTCGAGGCGGGCAGCCAGCATCTGCTTCTGCGCATCGGTCGCCTGCAGCGTGCCGTCGCGCAGCTTGACCATGACCGTCATCGCTTCATTTTCTGCCGCGCTGGATTTGTCGGTCAGTTGCAAACCAAGCTGCTTGACGGCGATCTGTTCGTTGAGGCGGGCAATCAGGGTGGCGGCCTCGTCGGCCTGGCTACCCGTTTTGCCGTCTTTCGGTGGGGCACCGAAGGTCTGGCTATCGAGCGATTTGTCCTTCGGTGCGTCGGCAGCCTTGCCTTCGGCGGCCAGTCGATTGACGCGGCGGGTGCTCGATTTGAGTTCGGCCTCGGCAGATAGCAGCTCAGTCTTCAGGGTATTGATGCGCCGCTTGGCCGCATCCTCACCGAGGAAGGTGAGTTTTCCGTCATTGATCTGGCCGGTAATCTTGTCGATTTCTGCCTTGATGCGCCCCACCCTGGCAAAGGCTTCGGCGCTGTCTTTCTCGGCGATCTTCATCGGGTTGATTTCACCGCCGAGCGTCTTGGTCAGGGCGGCACCAATGCCGACCAGAACCGCTTGCAACGCGCCGCCTTGCTTCTGCGCCAGGACCATCCAGTCGGTGATGTCCTTGGCCGGACCGACGACGGCGGCGGCCATCTGCTTGGATAGGGTTCCCCAGGATGCAGACAGGCGCTTGACGTTCTTGTCGTACTCGTCGGCCGCCTTGGCTTGCTCGGCGGTCACTTTGCCGACCAGCTTGCTTTGTTCGGCTAGGTCGTGCAGGAAGGGAATCATCGCGGCGCCACTCTTGCCGAGCAGGGCCATCATGGCGGCCGACTTGCCGCCGCCGTCGGCAAACCTCTCCTGTGCCTTGGCCAGTTCGAGCATGGCCTGCGCCGGGTCCATGTCGCGCAACTTCTTCAGGTCGACACCTATAGCGGCCAGGGCTTTTCCGGCACCCTTCGACTCGTCGTCGGTGCCGTGCAGGGCCTTGTTCAAGCGGATGATGGCGCCCTCGACTTCTGCGAAGTCGCGGCCGCCAATCTTGGCGACGCCTTTCAGCGCCGACAGGCTCTCGACACTGGCGCCAGTACGCTCGGCGGCATCCTTGAGGTCGGCCATGCCGCTGATGGCATCATCAATGTTCCCCTTGAGCACGGCGAAGGAGCCGACGCCGGCCAGCCCGGCCATGGCCAGGCCAACGCCCTTGAAGGCGCTGGTCATCTTGCTGGCGAATTGATCGGCCTTGCTGGAGATATTCGACAGGTCGCGCTCGAAGTTCGCCAGCCGGGCCTCGATGTCGATCGAGAGCTTGGCAAGGGCCATGTGTCACTCCTGATGTTGATGGTCGCGCAGCGCGCAGAGCTGGGCGACGAGCAGTTCGATGTCGGCCAGGCCGATGATTTCGGCGACCGTCGGCAGCGCCACCCAGTCGAGGCCGCGCATCATGTTCCAGGCCTTGAGAGCCAGGCGGATTTCCAGCGTGGGCTTGACTGGCTCGAGCCCGCCTGGCAGGTTCTGCTGCCCAAGCCAGTCGTTCAGTTTTTTACGGCGTCGGCCAGCTTATTCTGGTGGTCCTCGTAGGCCTTGAAGACGGCGTTGACGATCTCGGACAGGAGGTCAATGCGGTCTTCCAGCCATTCGGCGCAGGCTGCGGCGTCGAAGTCGACCGGGTGCGGAGCGCCGGTGCCGAGCATGGCCAGCTCGGTCACCCCGCCCCAGTCGACGACGAAGGGCAGGATGGCGCGGCCGGCGGTGGCCTTATTGAGCTCGATCATCTCGAGATCGGTCGGCCGGCGCACGGTGAAGGTGAAGTCGCCGACCTCGACCCGGACTTCGCGGGCCTTGCGCAGCTTTTCGGCAAGTGCGCTCATGATCAGGCGCTGTAGTAGGTCGGCGTGCCGTTCATGGTGATGGCCGTCTTGGTCGTCACCAGCTGCTGCGCCGAGCCGCCGGGCAGCAGGGATGCGCCGACGTAGCCGTTGAAGAGCATGATCTGTCCGCCGGCGCCGAAAGTGAACATGAAGGCGCGCTTGGCCTGGGCGTCTGAGGCGACCTTCATGGCCTTGAGGCCGGCGTCGGAGATGTCCCAGATGTTGTCGAAGCTGAACGAGGCCGCCGACGGCAGGCCGGGAACCTGGGAGCGGGCGCCCTGGTGGATGGTGGTGGTGTCGATGAAGTCGAAGTCGCCGCCAGAAGAAGACAGGCTGGTGGCGGTGGTGATCGAGGTACCGAAGGTGATCTTCTGCAGCGATCCGCTGGTGAAGGTGTCGAACAGCGTGGTGTCTTCGCCCTCGAGGGTGAAGGTCGAACCGGAGGCGCCGGACTTGACGCGGAAGACGCGATCATCGACCTGGCGCATGCCTTGCGCGGTGAGGACGATGTATTCGCCGCCGGTGAAGCCGTGCGCGGTGCCGGTGGTGACGACGCCTTCAGCGGCCTTGGTGATGGCGGTGACGGCGATCGATGCGGCCAGGGCCGACTGCATTGCGACAGCGACGTTGGACCATTTGCGGGCAGTTGCCATGGTTTTGCTCCATAAAAAAAGCCGCCCAAAAGGCGGCTTGTTGTAAAAACGGGCGGCGTCGTCAGTAGGCGACGAACCAGTCGGTTTCGATGGTTACGCCGTAGAGGCCGACTTCGTTGTCGAAGCCGGCGCTACGGTCGGTTTTCGGGTTACCGGAGGCTGCCAGGGCGGCGGCGATTTCGTCGGCGACCGCCTCGGCGGCGTTGCGACCCGTGGCCCAGGCGGTAATGGCGAAGTGGACGTCTTCGCAGACCAGGGCGCCGGCGATGGTGTGCACCGGCGCCGTGCTGGCGCGCAGGAAGACGACGGCCGGCAGCGCTTTTTCTTCCGGAATGGCGTCGGGATAGATACGGTCGCCGACCAGCGCGACCAGCCCTGCCCGTCCGCTCAGGACAGCATAGAGTTGGGTTTCGGCGCTCATTTTCGGGTGTTGAAGCGGTTGATCTGGGGCAGCACCTCGGCCATGAAGACCTCTAGGGCTTGCGGCAGGGTATCGGTGGCGGGCTTGAGATAGGGCCGGGCGGCCATCCTCTTCGTGCCGAATTCGACGAAGCGCCAGTAATACGGGTCGGTCGGGCTCTTGGCGCCGCGCTCGCTGGCCTTCTTGAGCCGGCGCACAGTGTAGGCGCCGAGCAGGTCGGTCTTGCGCTCGGTCCGGTATTTGGCGCCGGCGGCCGGCTTGATATTGACGAAGACGCCAACGGCTCCTGCCTGCCGCGCTGTTTTCGAGACGCGCACGGTCAGGCGCCTCTTGAGCAGGCCGGGCGTCCGGTAGGGTGTGCGGGCGGCGGTTTCCGAGCTCATCACGGGCACGCTTTGCCGGGCAGCGGCGAGCGGGATGCGCGCCGCCTTGCGCAGGGCGGCGAGCAGCACCTTCTTGCGCAGGGCGATAGGCAACTCGGCCAGGGCGCGGCGGAGATCGTCGATGCCGGACATCTTGACGGTGGTGCTATCGGCCATCGCGTACTCCGTTGATCGCCATGACCTCGAGCACGCCGGCGTAGTTGCCGGTGCCCGGGATGATGGCGGTGATGTCGTAGGGCGCGCCTTTCCACAGCAGGCGCATGTCCACGGCGAGGCCGGCGCGTTCGCGCAGGCGAAAGCGGACGTCGACCGTGTGCTGCTGCTGGTTGGCCGCGAAGAAAGCGTTGCCGCGCAAGGGAATGGCCTCGGCCCAGACGGTGGCGACGTCGGACCAGGTGACGATTTCCTCGCCGATGGCGTTGCGCGTCACGCCCTTCTGCTGGATGGTGACGCGCTCGCTGAGTTTGCCGGCGCCGATCATGCGTACACCTTGTATTCGTCAAGCAGGCCGTCGACATAGGTGCGCGGCAGGCTGGCCAGCTGGCCATCGGAAACCGCTTCGGCGTGCTTGAACCAAGTGGCGACGGCGAGCAGCATCCACATACGCAGCGCGGCGAGCGCCGCGTCGTCGATGGCATGGCCGCATCTGTAGCGGACGCGGACGGCATTTGGAACGGCACGAACCGCCGGCCAGCCGGTTGAATCCTGAGAGGTACTGCGCTGTTCAATATTGACGCGCTCTGTCATTTTCCACGCCGCGATCATCACGCATCCCCATAGATGCGATAGGGATCAAGCAGGCGATGCCAGAAACGGTCAGGCAAGGCAGATAGCGGACGATCTGAAATGGCCTCGCGTTGTGCGTACATCGCACCGATTGCGAGGAGCATCCATTGCTTAATCGATTGCGGAACATCTGCCGCTGATCCATATCCGCAGATGTAGCGAACGCGAACAGCATTCGGCACAGGAAAAGTCTCCGGCCAGTCACGGCCATAAGCCGGCACCAGATAGCCCGGCTCAGAATCCTTGTCTAGCAAGGTATCAACGGGGTCTAATACCTGATCGTTGCCGTCAGCATCAATAAATGATACCGAAACAAT